CGACCATGGCCGGGATTCGTATAGGCTACGAAGTCAACTTCGTCGCCGGGATTCAACAGGTCGAGTGGGAACTCGGCTGTAGAATTGCCATCAAGTGTAAGCTTCTCAAAGATAGGAGCAGTAACGTCTCCCACCAAGATGGCTTCGCGGAGAGGAGTCTGAAGAGCTTTCGCCATCTGCTCCTGACCAGCATATGCTACAGATGGCGACGTATCGCCAGACTGCTTAAGCATTTCAATGAACTCTGGATTCGGCTTAGTGAACGACATCAAATTACCCCTTATAGATTGATTGAAACTTTGGCGAAACCATCAGCGTCCTTAGAACTAAGGAACTGACCGACCTTCAGAGCCCCAGTGGCCTGAGTGGCACTAATAAGACCAGTACCAGCAAGATAAGCATCTTGACCACCGGCTGGTGTACCAGAGATAGCGTCAGTAGTGACGAATCCCTTACGCAAGATAGTAATCTTGCCACCCTTCTGGACTTCATCCTTGTGCTGATTCAGGTGCTGACGAGTCAGGTCAATGTTGACCATATCATTCAACAGAACCCCGAGAGGATATGCTCCAGATGGATTCGCTTTTACTGTCGCCAAAGCTACAGCACTATCCATAGCGGCACCTGAGCCCGCTGTGCTTACAGAAACAACCAAACCACGAGTAGCAGTTTCATTCATGAAGAATGAAATGTCTGTGTCTAGCTCGTAACGATCACCCTTTAGTGACATGCCTTACCCCTTATTTCGAATTTTTTGTGGACTGAAGGACACTAGCACGCAGCCATTGTGAGGCAACGCTTATCTTGTCAGCAACAGAGTCTTCAACTACTACAACTGCTGGTTCATCAACCTCGGTTACAGTTTCTAGAGCCTCGGTCTCAGTTTCGACTTCTTCAACCGACTCAGTGTCCGTAACAGGGGTCGGCTTAACAATTAGAGCTACTACTACATCGAACATCTCATCAGTGGCGTCTGCAAACTTAGAGAGCAACTCAGTTGCTTTATCTTCGGTTGCACCAGCAGTGACAAGGGCGTTCTTTCTTGCAGCAGCTTTCACTTCAGAAACCATCTTCTGGATTTCCTGACTCAGCGTCAGTTTCTCCTGAGAGATAGTCGCAATAGTGGCTTCAAGTTCATTTACTTTTGTCTCAAGCGAAGCAATAGTGGCTTTATGAGTGCCAACTTCTGTCGCTAGAGTACTTGCAGTAGCCTTCTCTGTCGTAAGAGCTTCTTTCAAAGCCTTTACATCAGCCTCTACTAGCAATAGTGCCGAATTATCTTCAGGCATCACTACCTCCATAGCCAATGTGGAAAAAGTATCTGCGGGCTTAAATGGGTTAACCTCCTTCGGGAGAATAACGCTTCTTGGATTTGCTGGCTTATCAACAAGACCCTTACCAGAAAAATAGAGGTCTCTTAACAAGCGGCCAATTTTGTAACCCTCATACGTTCCATTACCACCATAAGCCCGCAAATGCTTGGTGAGGAATGCAGAGTTTTCGTCTCTAGCTATAACTTTGTGTGAACCATCAGGTTCAACAACTGCATAATCGAAATTTCGAAATACGCATTCCATAGATACAGCTAATTGACCCTCATCGATTTTAGCAATCAAGTCATTGACTCGAATGGACTGGTCGGGGTCGCCCCAAGTCTTATAAATAACGGCGGAAGTAACTAGGTCCATCTTATCTGGAAGAGGAACTTCGTTAATAATGGCACCATCCTCACCCATTGCGGCTGAAGAAATCATATGTCCGATGATATCTGTCTCATCGTGCATATAATTGAATGGCTTGTCGACTGGTGTTTCGCGTGCCGCCCATAGGTCTGCTACATCGAATACATCGTCGTTTTTATTCCATCCCGCCGATACTAGAATGGAATTGAGATAGTAAAGATCTGCCTGAATTGGCCTATCACTAATTGAAGCTAGTGTTATTCCAGCTACTTCAGAATCTCCACTAAGTAACTGCGTGCTAGTAATTGGGCAGACCATAGCAACACTAACGCTCTTAAGAGCGTCAGATAAGTTGTCTAATTTTTCAGCTTCATATACTTGCATTGGTTACCTCATAATTTAAATACGCAGCTATTGTAAGTTTTCTGCTTTTTTCTTAAAATTCTTCGTAAGCATATGCTAAGCAGTTTATTTGACGTGCCTCATCAATAGTCGGCTGTCTATTATGAGTCGCCAAAAAGTTTCGGTAAAAAGGATGGGCGTCTATTTTCTTCTTTTTCTCCATGGCCTCAGCCACGGACTCGGTATCTACTAGAGAGAACGGTTCTAGTCCACAAAGGGTTACGAACTTAATCTCCTCTAATTCGGCCTGCTGGCCCGTAGTCAATTCTCGCAGAGAATTACATCCATACTGAGAAAGCATAACTGGATTAAGAATGGCCGAAATCTTCTTCTGGGCCTCTGTGGTCCACAAGATAGTACTAGCCAAATCTGCCTTGCTCTTAGGGAGGACTCTCCTCTGCTTCCTAGGACCAGAATCCTTTTTGAACAAAGGTCGGCCATTATCTTTTACCGGCTTCTTTCCGGCAGGATTTCCAACTCCGGGCTGGACAGGAGGCTTTCTTGCCTTATAATCTGTCACATCTTCAATGCTGAGTGTGTCTTTGGTGAGGGCCAATTTCACAAACTCAGATTCGACATTGCCATTATGGAATGGGTCAGATTTAGGTGGCAATTTACGCTTCTTCCTGTCTTTTTCCTCTTTGGCGATTCGTGACTCTTCAATATCATGGGACTCGCCGAATCTCTCCCTAAGGGTCTCAGCCGAGATGATGTGCCTATCTGACAATTGAATCCAGAGGTTCTTTTCAGCCGCCTCATCTGACAGGATCATATTGTCAAAGCGGAGTTCCGCTGGAGATGGGAAGCCCATAGCCGTAGCGATAGACTCAAACTCTAGCCTCCAGAAGTTCTCTAGGAGGCCTCGGCCATACTCAAGCTTCTCAATGAGGGTCTTAAGGCTCAGGTAATTATTAGTGAAACCCCCACCAGAGGAGGTCCCGGTCATAGTTTGGGGGACACCTAATCCCCCATATACAGCATTAAGTACTGGGCCGTACTTCTCGCTACCCAAGAAGTGGTAAATTTGGCTAGTAGATTCTTTGAAATCAAGCTCTGGACCCCAAACTAGGTCCATTGTCCCGCCACCGACGTTACTAGCTAGTACATCTCTGAGCTTATCTACCGCTGCTCTAGTGGGGGCGATTTTATGCTCTAGACTACCCAATCGCCATAGTCGTATATTGGAAATGGCCCCATCTAAAGCTGACATATCGGCCAACTTCATCTTCTCCATCATAGTAATATCATCTAAGATGGCATGAATCATTGGGTTGGCCCATACATCCCAATCATCCTTCTTATAGTGATAGAGGGACAGTCTTTCTGAATCTAGTGGGATAAACTCGGCACCATCTAGAATCATCTTTCTGATCTTAGGGTCTACATCCTTCAAGAAGGACGGATCGGCCTTTTTATTAGCAATAGCATTCTTGGTCTTGGAAGAAATCCTAATCTTGTAGCTCTTCTCCCCGCCGAAGATGTCAGAATAGTCCCCATCTGCATCAACAACTAGTGGATTAAGAAAGTCATACCTGAATGGGATAATTCGCTTTTCAGCCCTCGACATATCCTTCTGCTCAGATTTGGTAATTTTTCCGTTGGCCTTATAGACAATAACATTACCAAGTCTGTATAGATAGTTGAGGAAACGTTCAGAACGTTCAGCCCCATTGACCTTCTGCCACCATCTACGATAGAATCGCTCTATGTTCTTGTTGGTGTGAGAGATCCTAATGCCCTGAGAGGCAAAATCCCCCATCAAGTCAATAACCTGCTTGATAAGGCCAACATTGTTGTAAGCCTTAACGCACTTTCGCATGATGCCCTTAGCATCACCCTCTGGAGACTCTGAAGGGCGGAACCCATAATAGTCTTCCCGATTGTACTCATCGCGAACCGATATGTTGGGCTCTAGCGATAGGTATCTACGATTACTAGCCGAAGTGCTCATCAATCCGGTGTATGAGGCTAAAGCCTCATCTTGGAGAATCGCGTTAGTTGTCTGTGGAACACTCTTTTTTACTGCCATTTGCTTATTCCGATTGTAATTGAATTGTGCTTGCACAATTTAATACGATCGAGCTGACGTAGGAAGCTCAATATCCGTCATATGCGTTTTGGGCATCCTTAAACCACTGCGGGGCAATGTAGGCCAACTTAGCCTTTTTACCGACTACTCCACTAGAGAACCCTCCGTAGCTTTCGTATGGAGTCTGACCAACTAACGAGAAGTTTCTAGCTCCCATATTGGCCATCAGTAAAGCAGAATACCTATCCTTCCTCATCTTCTTTTTCTTGTTAGCCCCGACCTTAATATCTGGCGTATCCCAGCGGTCCCTGCCATTGGGAGTTTTAGTAATCTCAATTAGAACTAGCTCGTTCTTCATCTCTTCAATTTCCATAACACAGTCTTCTAGCGTGTCATAGAGCTTATTATTGATCTTGTCCTGCTCTGCCGCCAACCCAAGGACAATAGGGTCAAACTTAGGGAACAACAAGGTCTTGTCTTCGAGGTCTTTTCTGAGTCCGTGGTTAGCCTCAGAGGTCCATTCCGCCTTTGCGAAATTGACCAACTCAATTATGTGTAGTCCGGGCTCATCGTCCGTTGGCTTCTCTTTGTCCTCGTCAATTACGGGCCAGAAGGGGACTTCGCCGGGGTGCAAATTAGAGGTTTCGTGGAGGGCTTCGTTAACCGCAACACCACCGCCCTGAGAGTCCAACATAATACGCTCGGTAGGGAATACCCGCATTAACTCACGGATCTTCCTAGCTGCATAGCTATAGAAGTTATCCTCAGTGGTTAAACCAAGTTTAACCCTTTCGGTATGAGACTGGCGAGTAGTAGTCCAGCAGTGTACTATTCTCCTATGATCTTGGTGGAGTTCCAAAACCACTATGGAGAAGTTGTCGATTTCGGAGGCCGGGTCAACACCAATGATATATCTGGCGGCTGGATTGCCCTTTATCGCAGCATCGAATACAACTGGGCCAGATGGGAGAATAACCTCATTATGCTCATTAGTTACACAGGATTCAATCAGGCTTCGTTTGAAAAACCCATTACTATCAGTGACAAATACCGCTCCCCATTCCATATTAAAGATGCCACTATGAACAGACGCCTTAGATCTAGCTACGTTCCCCTCGTCCATAAAGCCCTTAGGCAAAACCTCATATGGTATTCTAATTACTGAATAATCTTTCCAATTGAACCCCTCTGGGACTCCCTCTGGAAATAGCTCTCTGACCCTCCTAGGATCACCCTTGGAGCCAATAATTTGCTTATACTTCTTCCAGTAGTCGGCAAAGTGATTAAAGTCGTAGAAAGCGGTTCCGCACAAAATAATTTGATTGCCCATAGCTAGATCGTTAGATCCCAGCAACAATGGATCAATTCCTCTTTCAGCGGCCATCTCTTCAGCGGCTCGTCTTCTAACCACATCAGCAGGAGCGGATGATACGTTACCGAAGCCCGCAATAACGGTTTCAAAGATTTCCCTAGAGTGAGAGCTGAATTCTTCGATCAATAGGTCTTGGCAGCGATACCCTCTTATCTTCTCACCAGTACCGATTGGAATACATGTTATGGTAGACCCATTAATGCCAAACCTACACATGTCTGGAGATCTGGTAGGACCACTATCTTGATCTACTAAGTCCCTTAAAAGAGGAGCCCCCTTCCATATGGTTTCCATATATTCATGAATAAACTTAGACTGTCTAAAGGCCGCTCCCGCAACAAGTATTCTCCTGTTGGGCATAATCAAGGCACGCATGAGAGAATACAATGCCAGCATAAAGCTCTTAGAACTTCCTCGACTACCGATAAGCATAGGGTACTTGCGTACCCATAACTCTTGCAGGACTGCATTCTGAAATGGCAGAATATCTACATTAAGAATATGATGACAAAGAAACGCGAAATACTCAGGCTGAGAAAGTAACCATGCTACCTTCTTCTCGAAGTCTAAGTTATCATCTGTTCTCAAGATATCTAATGGGTTATACGCTGGTTCCTCTTTAACATACTTGGTTAGATATGCCTCATTGAGTTCGCGTAAAACTTGTTTCGTTAATTTTTCCAAGCTGCACGTTGTTCCGCTAAATTTTAATTGGGCGAGAGAAGCCCACAGTAAAAGAGAAGGGCCGACTTGCCCCTTGTATGCCGATACGCCCTAGTCAACCAGTC